CTGCTGCTGCGTCTCCTCGTGCCGTGGGTCAACCGGCAGCCGGCGTCCGCCGCGCTGGAGGGGCCAAGCGGCTACCGCCTCGTCCTTGTCTGCCCCGCCCGGGAGGAAGCCCGGCTGCGCGGCCACCTGTTGCAGGCCGTGAGCAGCGGCGGGCTGCACCTGCGGCGCCTGGCCAGCCGCGACATCGAAGGGTCGGACAAGGTCGAGGTGGTGGCTTGCCTCTGGTCAGACGCGCCAGCCAACACCGTCGTCGAGGCCATCGTGGGGCGCCTCAGCCTCGACCCGACGGTGACGGCCGCGAGTTGGAACAACGAGGCAGGGTCGGAGTGATGGATCATGGCCCTTGCCCGACATCTGGCCGCACGCCTGCTCATCCGCTGCGCGAGGTTGCTGCTGCAACGCGCCGCGCCAATCCAGCGGGCGCTGCGCCTGCTGCTGCCGGCGCCGGCACATGTGGCCTTCGTGCAGGGAGTGGCAGCTACCGCCGATGCCCTGCTTTGCCTCGCGTTGCACATCCTTCGGCGGCCGTCGGGATGAACAGGCAGGTGCTGCTTCGCAGGTCATGCCGCGTCTTGCCTTCGCGTTGCGGCCGCTCGTCGCGCCCATGCCATGCGGGCAGAGTCCAGGAGGGTTCGCCATGAGCGGAATGAGCATCGATCGGGTGGGGGCGCTGACTGTCGTGGTCGCGACCTTTGTCCTTCTGCTCAAGGCCGGCGCGTGGTGGCTGACCGGAAGCGTTGCCCTCTTCGCGGACACCCTTGAGAGCACCGTCAATGTTGCGTCCGGCATGCTCACGCTGGTGGCGCTTCGCTATGCCGCACGTCCTGCGGACCACGATCATCCCTACGGACATGCCAAGGCCGAATACTTCGCGGCGATCGCGGTGGGTGCGCTGATCATCGTCGCCGCGATGCTCATCCTGCATCAAGCCCATGGTGCGCTCCTCAATCCACAGGCGCCGGACCACATTGGCCCCGGCCTCACGTTGGCAGCGGTGGCGATGGTGGCGAATGCGGGTTGGGGGGCGGTGCTGGTCCGCCGTGGGCGCGCAGGTGGCTACCCAGCAATGGTCGCGGAGGGACGGCATTTGTTCGCCGACGTGCTGACCACCGCCGCGGTATTGGCAGGCGTCGCGCTGGTGGCGGCAACCGGGCTGCTGTGGCTCGATCCGCTGGTCGCCATCCTCACTGCCTTCGCGATCCTGTGGTCAGGATGGCAGGTGATCCGCGGCAGTGTCGGCGCGCTGATGGACGAGGCAGCCTCCCCGGATACTGTGCGGCAGCTGCAGCGCGTGATCGCGGCGCATGCGAGCGGCGCCATCGAGGCGCACGACCTCCGCTGCCGGCAGGCCGGTCCGACGGTGTTTGCGGAACTGCACTTGGTTGTGCCGGGCGACATGAGCGTGGCTGCCGCGCATGCCATCTGCGACCGGATCGAAGAGGCTGTGCGAGCCGCCATCGGCCAGGCGGTCATCACCATCCACGTCGAGCCTGAAAGTAAGGCGAAGCTAAGGGGCGTCCCCGTTGCCTGACATAGCTTCGTCACTTTTCGATCATGTGTGCTGCCGGCACACTGCGCATCATGGAACTCAACGACTTCCCCCTGCGCCTGATCCTCGCCCTCCTGCTCGGCGCTGCCATTGGGGCGGAACGCCAATGGCGGCAGCGCATGGCGGGCCTTCGGACCAACGCGCTCGTGGCGTTCGGCGCCTGCTGCTTCACGGTGTTCGGGCTCATCACGCCGGGCGATGCCAGCCCGACGCGCGTGGCCGCACAGGTGGTGACGGGGATCGGCTTCCTCGGCGCCGGGGTGATCATGCGCGAGGGGCTGAACATCCGCGGCCTGAACACGGCGGCGACCCTGTGGTGTGCGGCGGCTGTCGGCGTGTTCTGCGGGGCCGGTGCCTACCTCCTTGCGCTGGTGGCAGCGGGCCTGATCGTGGGTGCCAATCTCGGGTTACGGCCTCTTGTGAGGCTGATTGACCGGCAGCCTCACGCTGGCTCGGAAGTGGAACACGCCTACCGCGTATCGGTGACCTGCAAGGCCTCGAAGGAGGCACACATCCGGGCCCTTCTGATGCAGGCCATCGCGGGCAGCGAGGTGCGCCTACGGCGGCTGGACAGCGAGGACCTGCCGGGCGGCGAAAGCGCGACCGAGCGGGTGGTGATCACGGCGGACCTTGTCTCGAGCGGGCGTGTCGAGGCGCTGCTCGAAAGCATCGTCGGCCGGCTCAGCCTTGAGGCATCCGTCAGCCGAGCCGGTTGGGCAGAGGCGGGTGCCGCCGCACAGGCTATCTGACCTTCTGGCAGATGACGATGCGCGGAAGCTTCACGGAACCCTTCGCTTCGTGACCTGCACCGATAGCGTCGTCGCGGCGAGGTCGATGGTGGTGTTCGAGATGTTCCGCGCCATCACTCGCACCGTGTTGTTCGACCACACGGTCGCGTCCAGCTCGAAGAAGCGGCTGCTCGTCGCCAGAGACGCGCAAGCCAGGTCTCCGACGCGTGCGCCCTCCACTGTGACGTCGAGCAGCTCGCGCGCGCCGGAGGCGAGGCTTGGCAGGTCCCAGGACACCTCTGCACAAAGCTCCCGCCGCCCCGATCCGATCTGTGCACCCGTCAACAAGGGCGTACCGTTCAGGATCCCAGGCGCAGCCTCTGGCAGCCCGTAGAGCCGCAGCGCCTGAAGATCGATCGGCCCATCGAAGCCGATGATCCCGATCTGCGCATAGGCCACGGCTGCGCCGACGCGGATGGTCTGACGACGGTTGGAGTTGGCGTCGTCCATCGGCGCGCCGGCATTCCACCCTTTCGCGGGGCCGTTCCACTGCATCGTGGTGAGGGAGGCGAGCACGTCGCCCGCGATGTTCTCCCGGACATTCCCGGCGCTGTCGAAGACCCGCACGAAGAGCCGCCCGCCTGCGGCTCCGCCGGCCAGCCAATGCGCCAGGGCGAACTCCTTCGCCTGGGAGGTATCAAGCAACCACCCCAGCCCACGGTTCGCCGCCAGCGTCACCGCCCGGTCTGTCGGCGTGAGGCCCGTGCCCCCGTTGAAGCAGAAGTCCGCCATGAAGGTGGCGGTGGTGGTCGAGGTGGAGATCGTGATGAGCCCCTCGACGCCCACCTCGGTGGCCGACTGGCGGAAGGCGGCGGCTCGGACGTTCGGCACGCCGGCCAGGAAGCGGGTGAAGCGCGACGCCGGCGCGCGATGGCGGCTGATGACGGCGTTGCCGCAGCGGTTCGCGGTCGCCGTGTACTCAATGCTGACCAAGTAGGTGCTGCCCCAGGCGACGTCGTATTCGCAGTCCTGCGCGCCGGCGGTGTGGCGGGCGGCGATCGGCGAGCAGGCCTCCATGCGCATGGCGCGGGCGTGGATGGCGCTGCCATTGGTCTGGTTCAGGAACGGAATGGCGACGTTGCTGCCCGCCTGGCGAAGCTCGAAGTTCGGCGCATCGAAGACGTGCCGGTTGTGGTTGGAATACGCGCCGGGTTCGTTGCCAAGCCGGACCCCGAAGCGGTCCTCGCTGGGGTTCACCCCGGTGGCGCAGGCGAAGTGCCCGCCGTAGTAGCGGTTGGAGGCGTTCCAGGCGGTGGCGGTGGCGCACCAGATGTCGAGCCCGATCTTGTTGTTGACGAGGCGGCCCAGGAAGAAGGTGCTGTCCTCCACGCCGCGCTCGTCGCCAAGCGTGCGCATGCCGATGGTGAAGCCTTCCACCCGCCGCAGCTCGATCAGCGAGGCATCCACGTTGCGCACGGTGATGCCGATGTCGGCCTCGGAGGACCAGTTTGACTGGGTGGCGCGGATGACGTTCAAGCCGATGTAGAGCTTCTCACCGTTGCGGACCGTGCCGCCATCGCCGAGCACGAGAACCGAGGTTGGCGCCGTGCCGGTGTAGCGGATGGTGCCCTGCATGATCAGGCCGCGCGCGCCTCCCGGCAGCGTGACGGTGCCGGAGACGTTCCAGGTGCCAGGCGGAATGATCGCGAACTTCTGGTCCGTGCCGGCGCGGTCGAATGCCTGCTGGATGGCGGTCGTGTCGTTGGCGACGCCGTCACCGAGGCCGCCGAAGTCGGAGGGGAGCACCGCCTCGCGGTCGCGGAGATACTTGGCGAGGCCGGTCTTGGAGACGGCGGTGTTGAGAACGAGGATGTCGTCAATGCGGGCGGGCATGTCGCCTCCGGATCAGAGGGCGGTGGCAGTGACGGGGCCGGCAAGGGCGGAGACATTCCCCTCGGACGAGACGCTGCGCAGCCAGAGCCAGCGCGTCTGGCCGGTGTTGAGGCCGGTGCGCGTCCAGGGCAGCGCGGTCGGCTCATCGGAGAGCTTCGTGGCAGCGGTCACGTCATTGGTGGTGGCCTCGAAGACCTGAAGATGGTCCACGCCGTTCGGCACGGTGCCGGAGACCTGTATGCCGCCCGTGACGCCGGTCGCGGTCAGCCCTGACGGCGCTGCTGGCACCAGCGCCTCGCGCCAACCAGAAGCGGCGCCACTGCGCGCCTTGGCGCGCACACGGACGGCAGTGGGTTCGGTCACCGGGATGGTCGCGGACAGCGCGCTGAGCCCGCCTGCGAAGCCCTGCCAGACCGTGACGGAGAGCGGGCGGAACTCCACCTCATAGCCTGCGAGGTAGGCCGAGTTGACCGCTGCCCAAGCGAAGGAGAGCGTCGAGAAGGAGACCGTCTGCGGCGTCTGCACGGTGATCGTCGCCGGGGTCCCGATCACGCCTGGCTGCGGCAGCACGACGGATGGGCTGTCGCCGGTGGCGCGCTCGTCGGTGGCGTGGTTCCAGTCCCATACCGCGGCGTCCTCCTCGACGAGCGTGAGGTCCACGCCGCCTTCCGGCGCCAGGCGCCATCCCACCACGCGCGCCGGAAAGGACGTCATCCGGTCGAAGGAGACGGTCACGAGATCCCAGGGGCGCACGCGAAGCGCGGAGAGGTTCAGCTGTGCGGTCACGGAGCGCTGGCGCCGGTTGCGCTCGAGTTCGATCTTCATCAGCCGCTGCACGGTCGAGGACGAGGTGACCAGCGGGAAGTCAAGGTCGCGGTAGATCACCTCGCCGCCATCCTCCGTGACGTAGTTCGTGGCAAGCAGCGGCGGCGCGTCGGTCGGCTGCCAGTTCTTCTCCGGGTCCACATAAACCGCGCGCACCCCGTTGAAGAGATCGCGGCGGGGGCGCGAGCCCTGCACGGTCACCGCCCCGCGCAGATCGTCGGAAGTGATGGTTGCCGCTGGCAGCGCGGGCGCGCCGGCATGGATGAAGAACTTTCCGCCCGAGACCACCAGCATGCCGGCCATGCTGTCCACGATCTTGCGGGTGATCTCGATCTTGCCTTCGGAGAGCGAGAGCGTGCCGTTGACGGTGTAGCGACGCTCGGAGGTGCCATCGCGCCTTCCCACGATCTCGTCGCAGATGTTGGCCGCGGCGATCAGGGATGGGATGTCGATGTCATCCCAGGACGCCTTCCAGCCGAAGGGGGCGGTCAGATACCAGGCCAGGCAGAGGGCCGGGTTGTCCGTCCAGCCCACCGTGTTCGTGCGCGGGTCGAGGATGGTGTCCGCCCCCTCGACAATGGCGGCGACATTGGGCGGGCCGGAGGGGAAGGCTTCGGGCCGGAGCTTGAGGCGCAGCGACACATAGGCGCGCCCGCGCCCGCGATGGTCCGAGGTCCACTTGCCGTCCGTCTCGGCGATCAGGTTCGCGTCCGCCGTCTGGTTCGGATCGCCGAGATGGCGGTCGACCCGCACGAGGTTCGTGAAGACGGGATCGGTCTCCGACTTGTCTCCGAGGAAGACCTCGCCGATCGAGCGGACGCGGTGGCCTGCGAGCACGACGACCAAGTAGAAGTAGCCATCGGCGCGACCTTCGTCGTCGGGGCTGCTGTGCAGGAAGACGATCGGGCCTGAGACCTTGGCGCGGCCGAGCACGATCTGATGCGCGGTGATCGGCTGGCGGAATGATTGCGTCCGCTGCTGAGCGTCCTGCGCGCTGGAAAAGGCAGGCGGCCGAGGCTTCTTCTGGGGGAAGATCGCATTGCCGATAAGCGAGGCACCGATCGCCGCCCCTGCGCCCACCAGGGCGCCGATGATGCCGCCGCCGACAGCGGCTGAGGCGACGCCGCCAGCAACGACGGCGATCAGAGGAACGGCGGCGGGCATGTCAGCCGATCCTCCATGCCTGCGTGCAGAGGGTGATGGGCGCGCGTAGCAGGCCGCGCGGCCCGACGAAGGCGACGCGGCCGGCATCCAGCACCACGCCCAGCCGGTCGGGGTCAGGCGCGAGGACCACGTCGCCCATGCCGGCCAGGAGCGGCGGAAGGCGCGGGAAGCCAGCGCTGTCGGCGGAGGCGAGCAGCGAGGCGCACACGCGTACGCGAGGCCGCGTGCCTGTCACTGCCTCGACGGCGGCCAGCGCGAAGCGCGCGCAGTTCCATTCGCGCGGATGGAAGGCGCGCGTCTCCGCCTCCTGCAGTAAGGCTGCCAGCCGAGCGATCCAGTCCGGGTGTCGCATCTACCGCGCGGGCAAGCGGATTTCCGCGTCCTGCAGGGAGGGCACGTATTCGAAGAAGCGGTCGCCCGGGTATTCCGCCTGCTGGTCGGGATCGGTGTAGCGCCGCACCTCGGCGCGCTCAAGGTCGACGAGACGGCTCTCGCAGGTCAGCACGATGCGCGGCTCTGGGCCGTCCACCACCTCCATCGTGTCCATCAGCCCGGCCCAGAGCGGGAACGGGTCGGCGACAAAGGCGCCCTCCGCATCCAGCAAGGCGAACCACAGCTGCGCCTTCCGCAGACGGAAGCTCTGCTCCGAAAGCGCGATGTCGATCACCTCCTGCGGCACGGGCGAGAGACTGAGCGTCAGCCGCACGGCGCGCAGTTCGAGCGTCTCTTCCACCTCCGACATGGCGCCCAAGTCGCCGATGCCGGTGAAGGTCAGCCCGGCCCAGTTCAGATTGCCGAGCCCCGTCCAGACGCGGAAAGCGCCGGAGGAGAAGTCGAGGTCGCAGAGGACCACCGGCGCGACCACCGGGGCCGTGGCCGCGGCGGCGGCTTGCGGCGAGAGCCGCGGCGTGGCGCGGGCGGCGGGATCGCCCTGCGTCGTCATCAGAGCGCCTCCTCGAAGCGGCAGGTGATGGCGGTGAAGCGCCCAGGCCGGGTGGGGTTGGAGCTTTCATCGTCGGAGACGAGGCGCATCGCGACCGTCGCATTGGTCAGGACCAGCGCCTGGTTGACCGGTGCCGCCGCGCGCAGCGGCGGAGCGATGGGGATGGTGGCCGTGCCGCCGCCCGACGCCATGACGCGCTCGGTGGCCATGTAGAGCCGGCCAGCGATGCCGATGTAGTCGCCCGCGCCGACTGCCACCGCGTTCGGATACCAGCCTTGCGTCTGGATCGACAGCGCGCCCTTTGGCGCCCCGGCTGCCAGGGAAGGGTTTCCCGAGCCCACGGTCATCCCCGTGTTGTCGGTGAAGATCGTGGCATCGTCGAAGGAATAGGGTCCGTTCGGCACATCCCCCTGGCTGCGGGGATCGCCGGTGCGGTATTCGCGCCGGAAGTCGCGCAGGCGCACCGTGTTGACGGAGCCCGCGAGGGCGGCGAGCAGCCCTTCCAGCACGCCGGCCAGCTTCCAGTTGAGCGGGTCGAAGGTCATCTCCGCCACCCAGCGCGCCCCCTCGCGCCGCAGCACCTGCGTCTGGCGCGTCACGGGCGAGACGAAGCGCAGGGTGTTCGGCTGCAGATAGAAGACCTGGCGGGAGGGACGAAGCTCAGCAGGCCAAGCGTATTCGGTCATCCGCGCACCGTCTCATAGGCCGCGCCGCCGCGGCGGATGGCGTCCAGCGTCATGGCCGAAGCCTGGCGAGCGATCTGCGCGGCCAGCACCCGCAGACGTGCCTCGACGCCGGCATCCGCGCCGCGTGCATCGATCGCGATGCTGGTGTTGATCGTGGTGCCGCCAGGGTTCATGCCGTTCGGCAGCACCGTCCCGGACTGGCGGGGGACGAACCATTCCGGCCCGCGCTCGCCGACGATGTAGGGTTGCCCGGCCGTGACCGGGCCGCCTTCGGCGCGGAACAGCCCGCCCAGCCAGGAGCCGATGCTGTCGAGGGAGAAGCTCGACAGCGCCGAGGACACGGCATTGCCCAGCGGCTCGGTGATGGTGCGCCGGGCGATGATGCGCGCGATGTCCTGCCCGATGCTTCGGAGAACCTCGGAGAATCGCCTGCCGCGGATGATCGCGTCCTCGAAGGCGGAGGAAAAGGTCAGGCCGAGCTCGCGCGCCGCATCGCGCGCGCGGTTCCCGCTTTCCTCGACGCGACGCTCGGCGCGTTCCAACTCTTCCAGCGCGGAGGTGGCTTCGCGCTGGATGGTCTCATCGGGGATGGGTCGGCCGACGCGCTCGGCGCGCTCGACCAGCAGCCCGAGGTTCTCAAGCCGACGCTGATACCGCTCATATGCGTTTTCATTCTGCTGGATGAGGCGCTCGCGTTCGCGCAGCACCTCGTTGAGCTCGCGCTCGGCGTCGCGGTTGTCGCGCGTGGCATTGGCCGCGCGGCGCTGGGTTCCGGTGAGCCGCTGCAAGGCTTCGTCGCGTTCGCGCGTAGCCGCGGTCACGAGGCGCTGCGCCTCGGCCGTGTCGATGGCGCCGGCCGCTTCCGCCTCGCGGATGCGGTTGAGGCGCGACTGGAACTCGCGCTCGATGCGCAGACGGGCGTCGAGGCTCTCCTGCAGGCGCTGGATGTCCTCGGCGGCGCGCTGTCGGCGCAGCGCGGCTTCGTTCCCGCCGCCGGCGCGGCTGTCGGGGTTCAGGATCTGACGGGCGCGTTCCTCGGCGGCGCGCGCCTCGGCCTCAAGGGCGGCGATTTCGCGCTGCACCTCGTCAAGCTGTTGGCGGATTTCGGAGATGAGGCCGGCGCGCGTGACGCCCGCCTGCTCCCGCGCCGTGCCTGCCGCCCCGCGCTGGATGGTGCCGCGCCGGGGCCGGGAGGAGACAGCCGGCCGCCCGGCTTCCTCGGCTTCAAGCTCGCTCAGGCGTCGCTGAAGCGCGTCGCGTTGGCTTTCGAGCGACGCACGGCGTTCCGCCAGCGGCGCGCCGACCACAATCCGGTTGATCCGATCCGCTACATACGTCAGTGCCGGCGCCACCTGCGCGATAAGGTTGCGGGCCAGAGACGAGAAGGCCCGCTCCAAGGCAGCGATCTTGTCGGATGCGGCATCGGCCTTGGCGATGAGGTCAGCATCGGCGATGGCGCCAAAGCGCAGCGCCTCGGCGATGAAACGTTCCAGCCCTTCCCGGCCTTGCAGCAGGAAGGGGATCATCCTCTGGCCGAGCCGGTCGCCGAAGACCGCCGTGGCGATGGCCGCACGTTCAGCCGGGTCAGAGATGCCGGCGATGCGCTCGGCGAGATCGGTCAGGACCGCTTCGGTCGCGCGAGCGTTGCCGGACGCGTCGCGGAAGGAGATGCCGAGGCGGGTGAAGGCCTGCTGCGCGGCCTGCTCGCCGATGGCCGCATCGCTGATGCGCCGCGTCAGCGCCTGCAGGCCGCGCTGCAGCTCCTCGTTGGAAAGCCCCACCTGCGTCGCGGCATAGCCGAAAGCCTGCAAGGCGTCGGTGGAGACGCCCGCGGCATCGGCCAGCTCGCCGAGCCCGCCCACCGCGTCCACCGCCCCACGCACCATGGATGCGAGGCCGCCGATGGAAAGGCCGGCCAGGACGGGGCCGAGCAGGGAGAGAGAGCGGGAAGCCAGCTCGGCGCTGCGCGCGATACGCTGCATCTCGCGCTGGCCGGTCTCTCCTACCTCGCGCAGCCCGGTCTTGACCTGGGCCGCGTCTTCCAGCGACAGCCGGACCGAAACGCGGCGCGTGCTATCCGCCATCAGGCGAACCTCCGGTATCGGCAGGAGCGTTGCGGCTCGACACGCCGGCGCTCAAGCCGGCGCGGAAGTCGGCAAGCAGCGCCGCCGCCACCCAGCCCGAGACGCCCATTTCGCGCGCCAGGGCGACGGCGCCGGCCATGTCCACGTCCACCCCCGCCATGTCGGCCCGCACGCAGGCGGTTCCTGCGGCCCACAGGGCGGCCCCTTCGACAGAGGCGGGGGCGTGTGTGGCGTAGGGGCAAAGGGCGCCACAGTCGCGCCCCAGGGCGGCACAGCCCCGGCAATAGTCCGGCCCCGCGCCGAAGTGCCAGGCGGCGCGGAGCCTCAGGCGTTTCCCTCCGCAGCGACGGTGCGGATGGGCAGCAGCGCACGCTCCCAGAAGACGCTCGCCATCTCGTCCAGGTCCATCAGCCGCTCCACTGCCTCAGGCGAGAGCGGCAGCGGCTTGCCGGCGGCGTCGCCGACACCCTCCCAGGCGGTGACAGCGTGGCGGGCCAGCGCCTTGACCAGGAGGGCGAAAGCGAGGCCACGGGCAAAGTCCGGGTCCATCTCTGTGTCCGCCTCGCGCAGCGCGGCGAGGCGCCGTTGCGCAGCAGCCTGGGCGGCGGCCATGACGGCGGTGGTCACGGGGCGGATCTCCACGCGCACGCCGCGCGGGAGGTCCACCCAGTAGGGTTCGGTCGGAAGATCAAGGCTGAGCATCACGCGTAGACCGAGGCTGCCTGATCGTTCTTCAGCACCACTGTCATCATCCGCGTCGCCGTGGCGTTGAAGGCCGCGCGGAAGTCAAAGCTCGCCTCCACGCCGGCAGGGCCTTCGACCGGGGTCTTGGCGAGCGAAAGGTAGACCTCGTGCAGCGTAAAGGTGATGCTGCGGTTGCTGTTGATAGTGTAGGCCAGTTCGAAGCTCGCCGAGGTGCCGTCCTGCGCCTGAGTCAACAGCGTCGTGTTCTCGAAGCGGACGGTGATCTGGCCGGTGGCGCGCGTCACACCCGGGTCCACGCCTTCGACCTTCCGGTCGGCGCGGATGGTGCGGACCATCTCCAACCCGTTCGCATAGGTCAGCCGCGCGCCGGTGACCTGTGCCAGCGCCGAGCCGTTGCGCAGGATGCTTCCCTGCGCCTTGTTGAACAGCGTCAGCGTGTGGCTGGTGGGCGTGCCCGCGCTGCTGGTGCCGCTGCGCGTCGAGCCTTGGCCCATCAGCCCGATGGTCGCGGTCGCGGGTCCGGTCGGGGAGAAGTCGATTTCCAGCGTGTCGGCGCGCACGCCGGCGCAGACGTCGTAGTTCGGCACATCGGGATAGGCGATCTCGATGCTGTTCGACGGCAGCGACGGCGCGCCGGAACCGAAGGTGTGGGTGAAGTTCGGGCTGGTGCCGGTCGTGGTGGGCGGCCCGAAGAGAAGCCGCAGCCAGTGGCCGATGTTGGCCAGATCGACCGGCACCACAGCCTGGCCGCGAACGGTCACGGTGTCGAGGAAGGGCGCCCCTGGATCGCGGTTGGCCCCCACCCCGATGACGTCGTTGTCGAGCAGAGGCAGCTCAGCACCAAGGTTGATGGAGAGGAAGGGCATACGACGCCAGTTGCCGCTGGGCGGCGTCCCGTAAATCGTCTCAGGGAGCATGTGAACGCGACAATTCGCGCCGATGGCACGGGGCATGATGATCCTCCCAGATCAGGCCAGCGGCGAGCCGGCCACGGTGAAGAACAGCGTCACGGGCACGCGGGCCGCGCGGGCGGCGGCGGCGCCTTCGAACTCGACGTCCTCGAACTCCGGCGCGCCCGGCTGCGCCCATTCCACCGCGCCGTTGAGGGTGGGGGCCGTGGTGATGGCGGCGGCGAGATCGACCAGGATCGCGTCGAGCAGGGTAGCGCGCGCGGCGGGCGTCGCGCCTGCGACAGTGACTTCCACCTCCGCGCGGTGCTCGATCCCCCAGGAGAGCGGAGAGAGGATTGGCGTCTCTTGGGTGGT